CTGTACCACTAGCGCCTGAGACGTTTGCTTTCCTGGAGTCCACAGCTAATGGTGTTGGTGGTTATTTCTACGACGAGTGGAACCTAGCCCAAAAAGGTGAGAGTGCGTTTAAGCCGTTGTTTTTTGCCTGGCATGAACACCCAGAGTATGAACTACCTGGCATTGTCGATATTTACAACGATGAAGAGTTGGAGCTTATCGAGATTTTCAAGGATAAAGGCTACAGCCTAGAGTCGTGGGACCGCAAGATTTTGTGGCGCCGTGAAAAAATGAAAGAGTTTCGCACCGACCCTAAGAAGTTTTACCAGGAGTATCCGAAAGATGATATGGAAGCGTTCTTATCGAGTGGTCGCCCAGTATTTGACATCAAGATGCTCAAGAAAATGGAGACGCTGGCGCTCAAACAGCCCGACCCAATCTTCGGTAACTTGGTACCAAATTCTGATGCCACGGCCAAAGAAAAATTTGTGCTTGAACAATTCAAGCGTACATTCCAGGACCAAGACCCGACGCCGCTTAAAATCTGGCAGTTGCCAATCCGCGACGACCCGACCACGCACCAGTCGGCCCACAAATACACGATTGCCGTGGACGTTTCCGAGGGCAAACTCGAACAGTCCAGCGACAAAAAGGAAAACGACTACTCAGTTATCGACGTTATGGACGTTTCAAATCTGCGGACTGTTGCCCGTTGGCGCGGCCACATCGACCCCGATTTACTTGGTGAAGTCGCCTTTGCGCTTGGCACATTTTACAACAATGCTCTGATTGCTGTTGAGGTAAACAACCACGGTATCAGCACCGTTCAGTCACTCCGCAATAAGTTCTACCGCAACCTATACCAGCGCGAAAGTTCCGAAGATGAACAGTTCCAGGTCCGCACTACCAAAATGGGTTGGGTTACGAATAAAAAGACCAAGCCAGTAATCATAAACGAAATGGTGAAAGATGTTCGTGAGGGTGATATAATCGACCTAGACGTAGTATTTATACGCGAGTGCATGACCTACGTTAGAGATGACCAGGGTTACACCAGCGCACAAGAGGGTACGTTCGATGACTGTGTTATGGCTAAGGCAATCAATTTGCAAATGGCTCAATGGTCGTCCTACGACACTGAATACGCTAAGGAAGCAATCCATAAACCAGTAAAGAGAAACAAATATGCAACCAGCCGCACCACAACCGACGACTTCGCAACCATCAGGACAGGGACAAGACGCCCTGCCACAAACACCGAAAGTGTCGCCCGCCGACGAGCTGCAAGAGCAGCACACCGACGAAGTCGTTAAAGCTACCGATTTATCACTTGAAAACGCCCTTAAAATGTATGATGACGCTAAGCGTTATACCGACACTGGGCTTCGCACCAACTGGGATAATTATTTTAAAGTCTACAAGGGCAAGCGCGTTGTCCGAAACTACGAGGGTATTTCTGACCCTGTAATCCGCGAGTCGCACACAATCATTGAGACTTTGGTGGCTAATATTGCGGGCGGCAATCCGAAATTCCACTTTGTCCAGACCAACGAAGAGCAATCTACCGATACCGAAATCCTAAACGGTATGCTCGACTACTACATGATTTGTAACCAGATGGGCTTAAAAAACCAGGAGTGGGTACGCGAAATGTTGCTCTATGGCACGGCCGTACTGCACGTTGCCTGGCGCGATGGTAAGCCGTGGATTGAGAATATCCCGCTGCGTGATTTCTTTGTAGACCCGACCGCTACCTGTATGGTACAGGGCGTTAATCCAGCACGTTACGCTGGATTTGAGTATTTGATAGATAAGGAAGTGGCCCGCCGCCAGCAGATTTACGACGCCGACCAACAGCAAATGGTACCTAAGTACCAGCATCTTGATGACATCGGTTTCGACGCCAGCTCAAACGAGACTTCTGGCGGGGCAAGCGGTGGCAACGGCGACCACAAGAGCATGGACAAAGCCTTTAAGGATATGTTCGCGGGCTCTACTTTGGGGACTAAGGCTACTGAAACTCAGCTTCACGTTATCTTGATGTACGACCTAATGAGTGGCAAATTGGTTGAAATTGGCAACCGCAAACAGTTTATTTATTACCAGGAAACTCACTTACAGCGCGAAGAAATGACCAAAGAGGTCGAAATCGAAGTGCCAGATATGAACGACCCAAGTGGCATTGCTACTAAGTTCGTTAAAATCACCAAGAAACTCGACGCTATCGACCCATTCTTGCCGTTTGCAGTGCTCCGCGACTACGTCGATACCAGCCAGTTCTATGGTGAGGGTGAAATGGCCATTATCATGGGCGATGCTGAGCTTTTAAACGACTACGAGAGCATGGACATCGACAACAACGCTTACCAGAACACCCCGATGTACTGGATTGACCCGCAATTTGCCGACTTGGCACCTGAAATCGAAACTATCCCTGGCGCCGTTTATCCAATTCCAAAGGGCGCTATGGGCGCGCTCGAACGACCACAGCTTTCTGGCGACCTGGACCAGAAGAAAGACCGTATTGCACAGCGTATGCGCTCCGCTACGGCCGCAGATGAAGCCGTGCAGGGCCTTACTGCCGATAAAGGCCGTGTTACTGCTACGGAAGTCTCGACTAGCATTAGCCAGGCTCAAAACCGCTTTAGCACGAAGATTAGCAACCTCGAAAATGAGGGCTATGCTCAGCTTGGCAATATTATCTTCAAAATGGTACAGATTTTCGTTACCACTACGACTGCCGTTCGCATTGTTGGCCCTATGGGCACTCACTTCAAAGACTTTGACCCGTGGGAGTATAACGGCGAGTGGGAAGCTCATGTCGAACTTGACACCACGATTAAGCAGAAACAGCTCGAAGTTGGCCAAAAAGACAACCAGATTTTCCAACAGCTCAGTGAAGACCCACACGGTGTCTTTGACCCAGTCGAAGTTAAGCGTTTTATCGTTCAGCACATCGACCCAACCGTTACCGATGAGAAATTCAATAAGATGCTTGCTAAAAACAAGGGCCCAACTGTCACCGAACAACAGAACCAGCAGGAAATGGCACTTGAGCTACACAAAACTGAGATGATGGCCGCCGTACAGATTTACGATAAGACTACTCCGTTCATCAAGGCACAGATTGAAACTGCCCTGACATTTACCCCAGACCCAATGCACGAACACGAAGAGCATACTCTGGCTATGGGTGAGGGCGCTAAGCAGGCTGATTTGCTAAACCCAATGACGACCGCCGATGGCCAAGCCGACCCAATGATGGCTAACCACGGCAACCCTGGTACTCCAGCAGGCCCACCTAGTGCCTCTGGCGGTGCTGGAACTCCCGAAGTGCCCGCAGGCCCACCAATGCCAACCCCAGCCACGCCGCCCCCAGGTATGCCTGGACAGCCACAACCAGCTTGACATTTAGGCTATGGATTGATACATTAATACTCTAACCAAGGAGCAACACTATGGCAGTAGACCCAACACAAACGACACCCCCAGCGAATGTAGAACCAGGCGACGTTGAAGACGGCTCAGCAGTTGAGACGAAGACTCGTATTCAAAAAGTCAAAGAAGAGCATCAGAAAAAGGCCAATGAACGGGCCAACGCTCAGAATGAACTGAAAATTTCCTACAAGAAAATCAAAGATGAGCCCGCGTTCAAAGACATTTTGGCCAAGGCTACTCAATTTGCAGCTTATCACTTGACACTTGCCAAAGACGGCGTCGGCTACCAACAGACTGGTCAAAAAGACGACAGCGGCAACCCTGTACAGCAAACTGTATTCTTTTCACATGAAAAGCGTGTTACTGAGCTCGACAAGGCTGCGGGTATCGAAGAGCTACAGAGCTACATCGAACGCCAGATTAGCGAAGAGGCATTAACCCCTGTCGCTCCCAAAAAAGTTGTAACTTGACCTACGTTTCTACTTGGTGGTAAAGTTGTACCATAACCGCATTAGTGGTTAGCAATTTTAACTCACTAAGGAGAAACAAAGATGGAAGAAGACTCCACAACTGTTGCAGCGAATGACCAGGCAGAGGATACCTCTACTGACTCGACAGCGACAACGGACGACCAGAACACCGATAACGGTGACGACCTGGACACATCGACATCAACCGAGGAAGACTCGACTGATGGTGAAAGCGGCGACGCCGACACTACCACCGATGACAACTCAACCGATGAAGTTACTCACGCCAAGCAGTTCGATACCGACCTTGCTGAATGGGCTGAGAAAACTGGTCGTAAAATACCAGAGACGGACGAAGACCGTGCTTTACTTCAAGAAGTAAGAGACGGCCAACGCGAGTTCACCCGTTCCAAGCAGGCAAAAGACGCCGTAAAAGACGTTAATAAGGCAGTTAAAGATGCCCAGCCTGAGCAAACAGCAGACGAATATGCAGACCCTCTCGAAAAGAGGGTAGCAGAGGCAGAGGCCCGCCAAGCGGAGTCCGAAGCACTGCGCCTGCGTAGCGAATACGTCTCTGAAAACAATGTCACTGTCGAAGAGTCCAATGTTATGGCGACTATCTTGAAAGAGAAAGTCGAAAAGGCAGCCGCTATTAGTCCTGAAAAGGGCAAAGCAGCGTTTGACTACTGGTCCGACCCAGCAAACTTGGAAGACTGGCATGCTTTAGCGAAAGCTAGGCTTGCATCGACTAACACTGACACTTCCCAAATCGAAGCAGAAGCGGCTCGTAAAGAGCGAGAAAAAATTGCCAGAGAGAGTAAAGCAAACGGCCCAGCTCGTAATGCTACTCAGACTCAGACTGGTGCTAAAACAGAAG